GAAGTTAACTGATGGAAATTTGTTTTGTAGTTTTTTCCATTCTAAAGGAACTTCTTTCCATTCCCTATCTAAACCTTGAACTGCATGTATTTGTTGAGGAGATACTCCCATATGTAGGAAATTCTCTATATATACTTCTACTTCCCAAGTATATCTGTTGATTGCCGGTTGGCACGATAAATAAATCATAATTATACTCTTTAATAATTATATATATTTTAACAACTTGGTTCTCTTGTTCTCCATATATGGGTTAGTTCCCATCTCTAATATGTAATCATCTATAAAGTTTATAGCTTCTTGAACTGTTTGACAATTTAGCTCATCTATTACCAAGAAATCTCTATCGGTTTCATCTACAAATATATCTAAAAAATATCCTTCTGGTGATTTCCAAGTAGCACGATTTAAAACAGATGATTGAAAATCACTATCAAACCAAGATAATCTACCTATATCAAATAAAGGTTCTAAACGATTAACTGAATAAACTTGAATATCTATCCACGTCTTTGGGTAATCGTTCTCTAAACCTTGTTTAAAACGAGAATAACCACCTAATACAATCATATCAGGTATTTGTTTCTGTATTGATTTAATCCAAGTATCTATATCTACATCAAATTTCTTTTCTCTAAACATTAACAAGATGTTGCTGTTCCTAATACACCAAACCCATCTGATGCTCTACAATCAGTTCCATTTGTCCAAAAGTTTGCAGCTGCTGGTGTTCCAAGTAAATCCTCATATATATAATTTGCCAATGCAAAATTATCTACATCTAAATAAACTAATTGTGAGTTTCCACCAGGATAGTTAGAACATACACTTGCACAACTTACAGAACCATACTCTAAAGTAAATGGATAATAACATTGTTCATATTCTGTTACATTACCACTTACAGATGTTACGAATGCAGAACCAGATAGAGCACATACACTTGTTGCAAAATCTTCTGCTATACTAACACTCTGTGCAACTCCTTCACAATCATCCCAACTGAATGAACAACCACTACCAACTGCTCCACTTCTACATTCTAATTCATACTCTATACAATCTGCTGGATTTATAGTAGTTGTTGTAGATGTTGTTGTAGTAGTACTTGTTGTAGTTGTACTCGTTGTTGTTGTAGTAGTTGTAGATGTTACATCACCACAATCAGTTCCACAGGCACTTACAGGTGAAACTTGGGTTGCAACACCACTTACTGTAACAACACTTACTCCACCACCTGCTATAACACAAGCAATTGCATCTTGGTCAGGTGCTAAACTATATCTAACTACATTACCTGCACAACAATCAACATCAAACTCACAATCTCCCATTGCATTTGATGGACATAATAAATCCCATTCACTACAAGGTGAAGTGGTAGTTGTAGTTGTTGTAGTAGTTGTACTCGTTGTTGTAGTACTTGTTGTAGTTGATGTTGTAGTAGTAGAGGTTGTAGTTGTACTAGTTGGAGGAAAAATAACCTCATTTGTACATTGACCTGTTGATACTAACTTAACACATTCGTAGTTCTCATCTACTGTTATATCTGCAGTAGAACCCAAGGTTGCTAAAAAGACAGGTGATTCTGGCACTACCACATATGAGCCTGTGCAATTACTACCACTTAATACATAAGATGCAATATAATTTGGACCTGATTGGTTAAGTTCTGTTAATTCTATTTCTATTACTATATCTGCCATAATCTATTCTTTTTTAACTTATAATACACAATGCTTGTGTAAATGAACAAGCTCTACCACCAATACTTGGTTTAGAAACAGAAATTATTCTACTTGTACCAGCTAATGAACCAGATGAATGTGTAACTCTATAAACTCTACCTGTTCCACTTGCTCCACAATTTTGTGATGTTAATGCCGCATTTGTATATACAGGTGTATAAGTTCCCATCACGAATGGTCCTCCGAAGTATGGATTTTCATTATCATCCCAATAAATACTATCAGTTGCAACTGGAGTTAGTACATCACAATTAATACCATCATAACCAGTTCCAACATTATTTGAACCACTTGATAATAATGGAGACCTCCATTGAGGATACATTCTTTCAAGATATACATCACTATCTGAATCATATGTATCAGTTTTATAATTTACAACAACTCTTGCACCTCTCCATTCACCAACATAGAATCTTCTTGCAGGTATATTATCAGTATAATTTGTAATACAATCAGAAGTTTCTGTACCATATGCTTTTGTTCTTGTAGTATTTGCTGTTGTTGATGGTTCATAAAAATTATCTACCGATGCATTTGGAATACAAATTTCATGTGCAATAGTTCCACTACCTGTTAAATCATTGAACGCTCTCCAAGCATCAGGATATCCATTAGAACCACTAATATTATAAAGTGTTAATGTATCTGATAGTGTTGGGGTTAATTCCCAATCTACACTAATTGTTGTATATAAGTTTGTATTTATTGTTACTGAATCTGAAACTGAACCTGTATCTCCGTTTATTTCACCAAATCCAATTTGGATTAAACTACCATCACCTCTCCATCTTGTAATCCATTCTAATTGATATTCATTATCACTTAATGAAGATGTAAAATCAAGAGAGCCAGTTAACAATACTGCACTTGAAGTTACAAATGAACCTGTTGGTATTGGTTGATAACTTAATAATTCAGGATTATATTCTAAATTTAATGATGATATTTCAGCTGAACTACTATTGTACGAACTTAACTCTACAACTTTATTTGGAACTGCAGTAGTTGTTGTCGTTGTAGTAGTCGTAGTTGATGTAGTCGTAGTAGTTGTTGTTGTAGTAGTTGTTTCACTAATAAAATCAAAATCACAAATAATATTTGGAAATCCTGCATCATTAACTGTAATCAACTCTAAACCTACTACATCGGTATAATTTAGATTATACCCTTTTATTTTATTTATTCTATACCATTTATCTTCAACAAAGATTTTATCATTTAATTGTATATTTGCAATCTCATCTGGTTCAAACTTTATTTCTGCGTTTAATACTTTACTATCACTTCCATACAAATCGTTTATATAATCACTCCAATACGTTTTATAAGAGGTTATACTACCAGTTGCATTAGCATCAAATGCTGGTGGGTAAAATGATTCGTTATAATGTAAGTTATTTGTAGAACCACTAACAACAGGAAAAGTATCATAATTACTAATCGTTGCATAGTTAGTAAAAGTATCACTATTAGCTCCAATATAAGATGTTGTTGGTAAAGTACCACTTATCTTGTATCCTAATCTTGGTTTGAACTTAAATGTTTTTCTACCAATTTCACTATTATCTGTTTTATATAATTGTGGTATAACATTATCATTTGTGCCAGGTACTGTATCTAATATAACAGGTCCAAAATAAGCTCCTATCTTTCTTTCTCCTTGTGGAACATCAGATGCAGCATTTACTATCTCTGTTCCCCATTGTAATCCTTCTGCATTTTCTAATACACTTTTTGATAATCTATCATTATCTCTATTATCTTCAAACTGTAAAGTTTTTTGTTGATTACCTAATGTAGAACGTAAAGATATTCTATCTGCATTCTGTATCTTCTGTGTCCAATCTACCTTTTTACCACTATTTGACCAGTTGTTAAAACTCTCTATTTTAAGAACTCTATTTTCTGTATATACTGGTTCTATAATTAAATTTAGTTTCTGTATTAAACCTCTTAAAACATCTATACATTTCGTTTGTGGTTCAAACTGCTCACCTATCTTTATAGTTCCTGTCTCATAATTTATAGGAGAATCTACACAAGAGTTAGTTGATGTAGTTTGCAGTGTTATAGTTGGAGTAGTTCCGCCTGTAATTTTATTTGTTCTTTGTAATTTAATTGTATCATTTAGATTAAGGTTTATATTACCTGTATCTAATATTATTACTTCTGTATTTCCTTCATCACCTAAATCAAATATAAGTGGAGAGAATGCAACTTGTGTTGTTCCATTATACAAGTATCTAAAATCTACATCACACCTGTCAGTAAATGCAGGAGATGCTCCAGCACTACCTGTTATTATAGTTGTGAATCTATATGTTCCTGGCTTGGGTGCAGTATATACACCTGTTGTATTATCATACGCTCCTGCAGGGTCTGTTTCATTATCAAACACAACATCTACATACGTTGGAGAATCTGTTGTTATACTAATTGGAGATGATGGATTAGCAGTAAAAGTAAAATCTGTAAAGCCAGTTCCTTTAACAGATAAGTTCTCTGTCTGTTTAGGCATTATATACAAATTATCAAATAAAGGTTGTAAAGAAGATGAATAACTAAACTCACCTCTTGCAAATATTTTATCTAATACAGTTGAAACTTTTATAGCAGGTGTTAATTGTTGAACTTGTAAAGATGATGTTTCGTTGTTAATATATCCTAATCTAGCTGAACCTGCTTCATTATCTATCTGTATGTTTGGTAAAGAACCTGTATTCTCTAAACCATCTCTACCTTGGTCTATAAAAGGATAGTAAATAGAACCACTAAATAATTGATTATCCCAACTACCTGTTACGTTTGCAACTGAAAAGGTATGGTCATACTCACTCCAATCTAAATCACTTACAGCAACTGTTTTAACTGAATCGTTAAATGCTACTACATTATTTGTTATTGTTATTTCGTAATTAAATCCTCCATTGGGTGTTCTAACTACTTCATCTAAAAATAAACTACCTTCTAATAGAGTATCTGATTTACTAATAACTGATGCTTGCACTGATTCACCTAAACCAGGCACACCTGTTACACCAACTTTATATGCGTGTTTAAAAAACCTATTGTTCTTCTTTGAACCAGGTAAAGAAAATCCTTGTGATGTTGCACCGAATACCTCACCTATATCTCCATTCTCTATTGCAGATATATCTACTCTTATAGGTGTATCTTCTAATACATCTAAATCATATATTACACCATCAAATTGTGCTCTAATAAATGCCATAGTTTATCTTCTTGATTTAGGTTTGTTTGCGTATTGGTATTGTATTCTATGTGTAAATAATTTCTGTCCTCTTGGGTTTGTTTTTCTTTCTGCACTTGTGTTAGTAATAATGACAGGAACGAACCCACCTTCATACTGAACATATACAGATGGAGATTGGAATAACTCTAATAACCAATCACTTTCTTCTGTTGTTAACCAATCAGTCTGTGCTCCAAAGTTCTTTTGTATTGCCTTGTTGTATATAGTAGTTCCTCTTCTTGCTTTATTAAAAGAAACAGAACCATCAGTTGTAGAGTAATTAACAAACTCTTGTTCAAACGTATCTTGGTTATAAGTTTGATTTTCTGTTTTAGTTAAATTAGCAGTATAATAATCCCAAGTACCTACTTTATTTATAAATGCAAATCTTGTTCCATTCTCATTTATACAACTATTTAGTTTATTAAATCTTCTATCACCTTCACCAACATTCGCAACTACTGTATAATAAGACCAATTATCAGCTGAGAATACAGAACCAAGTGTTGCATCACCAATAAAGTTTTGAGGACCATAAGGATAATGAACTAATTTACTTGCTTCACTATCTGCATCAGAACCACTAAAAGTATTTGTAAAGAACTTCTGTGCTAAAATAGAATCACTTTCATTATATATCGTTACTCTATAATTTGTTACAAAAGAATTTGATAAATTAAAATGTGAAAGAGTCCCATAATCTTCTAATCTTACTGATTGAGTTGCAGGTGAATTAGAAAGAAAATCGTTAAAATAAGAACCTGATTGCCAGTTCATTCCATCTACTAATTCTTCTACTGCAGGATATACAGTTATAACATTTTTAACTTGTGATGCTGAAACTATAAGAGATGAACTTGGAGATGTTCCATATTCTTCTCCAAACTCTATACTAAACGTTTTTGTGTTATCGTTAGATGAACTAACTATTGTTGGAGTAGTCCATACTTCATCCCAATCAGTATAATCGTGTAAAACATCACTTAATTCAAATACACCAAAGTTACTTTCATTTGATGGTTGTTTTATTCTTACTAATTGTGTTGTACCTGTTTCATCCTTTACATCACATATATACTTTGCTTGAGGTTCTAATGATAAGCCTGTTAATGAATACACAACAGTTGCTTGTGTTCCATTTGGGTTTGTCGGTTGTTGTATAAAACTTACTGCCATAATTTATGTTGTTGCTCCGTTTAATTTGAATGCATTTATGATTTCTTCATTTATATCTTCTGCACCCGCTTCTAATAATTTATCACTATAATTCGCTACACTTCTATTTACTGCAGGAACTATAAAGGGTCTAGGTCTAAATCCTTTCTCTGCAATTGATTTACGAACTGCAAATGGTAAAGAACCACCTATTGTTTTCTTTTTAAATTGACCTGGTGAGAATAAAGATTCTGGATTAGGTGAGAAACCACTTTTAGTTCCATTTACACCACTATCTTGGTAGAACCCATAGTTTTCCATAGTTAAAGAAAAACTAGGTTCCTTATCACTATCTTTATATTGAACTCTTACAGAATTAGCTAACTTACCTGTCTTAAAAAGATTTTGGTTAATAACACCATCTTTTAAGTTGTCTTCTAAAAACTGAGCAAGTTGTTCTAATACCTCTCTTATATTCTTTATTTCCATTTCTTTTTCTTAACCCAATAATATATTTCTTTTCCTAACATACCACCTAAACCACCAATTATACCTAAAACTAATGCCATTCCTATTTCATACAAACTCATTGTCCATATTGAGGTTAAGGTAAATCCACTTAAAAATGAAAAGTTGTTATTCATAATATTATGCTATATCACAGTAAGATATTTCCTTACTATCTGTTATTATTGTTGCTGTCATTAACCAACCTACTGCCTTATCTTGGAACGCCTCTACAAGAGGAACAATATTACTCATTGTTATTTGTAAAGGATATTGTACAGGTCCATCTAATATATACGCATACATATCGTATAACCCTTGTTCTGTATTATTAAGAACTACTCTCATATCCTCATCTCCCAATTTAGGAACATCTAACGAATAAAACTCAAAAGTTAATTCTCTTTGTCTACCATCTACACCAGTTAAACCAGGTGATGACATAGGTCTCATAAATAAAAGAGGATATCCTTGGTTCACCACAGCATCAATATATTCAATACTACCATGTCCAAACCCCTTAAAATAGTTGTGGTTTGTAACAAACAACTCTATCGTATTTACTAATTCATCGTATCTTACCATATTATTTTCTTTTGTATTGATTTAATATCTGTTTCTGTCTTTTATTTTCTTCTCTAATTATATCACTTTCTAAACTTAACCAGTTTAACATTGTAACAAAATTCACTTTTGTAACATCTGTATCACCAGTTAATCTTAAAATTCCCCCATCTTTTGCAAGGTGGTGGAGTGTGTAGAACCATCCAAAATGTTCTTGAATACTTGGTCCATCCCCTCCTTCCACATCTTCTTCTGCTTCGTGTTTAACACTTGGGAAGATTGTAGGAAATTGTTTGATAATTGAATTCCGATTAACAAAAAAAAATTATAGGCTCCTAATGCAATACTCATAGGAAGGTTTTTGAAAATCTCTTTTCTCCACTCTCGTTTTTCAGTATCATAATCTTCTACCGAATAATACTTAAACAGAGTTTCTGATTTTCCTTGTATAAACTTTATATTGTTTTTAATCTTCCATTCAAAAGAATTAAACCTATCCTTTACTATCGGTCTGTATATTATAGATATTACATCTAATACATTACCATCTTGCAATTGTTTTTCTAAATCTATATACTCACCTGCATTCATTTTAGTTATAGGCTGTAATCCATATCTTATTCCTTCAAACTCAAATATAGGTAAAAAGATTGGTTCTGTTTTTGTAATCTTATTGTGTATATCTAAATACACTTTTTGTAACGATGATATGTCCCAACTTCTAATAAAATCTTCATCATAGCTAGAAATAGCAGATACAATCCTAATGATTTTCTCTACTTCTGACAAATGTTCAAACTGTCCTAACTTTTGATAATGCTCAATTGTAAATTCAATTGGTATATCTATTTTGATTTCTTTCATATACTTTATTATATTTTGTTTATTCAATTGGTATGGGTATTTACCTTAACCCACTTATTACTAATTTCTTTCTTATAGGGTTTTCTATTCTATTCCAATTACATATTGCAAGTGACATAACACAATCATCATGGTAGCCAGACATTGCTTGATAAGTTATTCTACCACTTGGTAAATACTTGTATTGAAACATTTGTAATTCTTTATATAAAGGTTCAAATAAGTTTGGTGATGGTAATTCTAAACTTAAATCCGATATATCACTAATCAATCTTCTTATTATATTTTCTTTTGATGTATTACTTGTTATAAAAGGTTTTACTGGTTTGTATTTCTTTTTTATCATCTCATATACTGCATCTCCTATGGAGTTCGCCTCTACATATAATTCTGTTCTGTATTGCTTGCATAAATATACCACCTTATCTACTATTGCGCTGTATTCTAATCCACGTTCTCTCCACATATATACTATTCTACCACTTGTATCCATAATGGTTAAAACAGAGTAATCTTGTTTTGTTCCAATATCTAACCCACCAACTGTCCTATCACTCGTTCCTCTCCAATCAGACAAATTACAAACATCATCTATATTAGAAAATACTTCACCATCTCCTTCTTGCCATTGTGCTAAGAACTCTTGGTTAAAAATAGATGGAGGTAAAGATTCTTTCTGTTCTTTTATAAACTCCTCACTAATATATGGGGATATAGTAGATGGAGCTGTATAAGAGTTATAGTTCTTATCCTCTCCTCTTTGGAAATATAGATAAAACCAATTCTTTGATTTAGGTGTTCCTGCAATCAAACACTTCTTTCCTTTTGCAGATAAGGTAGGTAGAATAGATTTATTAAAGGCATCATCACTCACATCTTGTGCCTCATCTATAAAACAA